TCTGAGCAAATTATGTCGACGTAGCCAGTTTCCTGACCTTGAGGATAGGTGTACTTATATTCAGTCGTATAACCAGAATAAAGAAAGTAAGAGACTCCGTTGTAGGTAGCGGCTACGCGCAGCTTACGAAGTGGAGTTAAGTAGCCATAATAAGGAGAATTAACGTTCTGAGGGTTAAAGTACGAAAGAGGATCTAGAACTCGAACGGTGCAAGTTCCTGCTTCGTACTGATCGCGCATGATATTGCGACCTCGACGAATGCTGATCTGGCGAACGTCTGGAGTTAGATCAACTACTGGCTCAATAGGTGTTGATGCAGCTAGTGTGCCTGTGCCCAATAGACCGTACTTAGCATCTCCCAACGTCATAGGGTTGCCGAAAGTCGGACCTGAAGAGAAGTCGAAGGATACGGATATCTGAGCTGGAAGACTCATGCTGTGAATGAGCCCTTTAGTCTGCCGATGGCAGAAGGTGAACCTGAAAGTGATCGGTTAAGAAGTCCGTTAGATACTGCTTCGACCAGATCGGCCTCTGATACGACTGAACCCGCCACATAAACGTTTACATCGCCACCAGCGCTCACGCCTGCCGATGGAGTAGATGCAGCGATCATTTCTTGAACTGCTGGGCTAAAGACTCCTGAAGTGTTACCGCCTGCAATAGAGACTGGAGCGGCTGGAGTGATGCCAGCGATACGTCGAGCCTGAGCCTCGATAGCATCGAGATATAACTTCCATGCCTCGAATGGGTTCTTAGCAGTTGGAATATCTGCAAGATACTTACGAAGGCTTTCAGTCAATCCCTGAGCCTTGCCTAACTGCTCAGCTAGTTTAGAAGCCTCGACTGTGTTGCCGGTGAGGATTGCTAGTTGTAATTCTAGGCGAGTTCTTTCCTCATCTGTGATCTTGCCTTTAAGTGCAGCAATAATCCCAGCCTGTTGGATATCGAATAAAGTGCCAGCCTTCTGAAGCGCTGTCTGTTCTTTGACTGCCGCTGTCTGGGCTTTGGTGTTCTTAGTTTGTAGCGCAGTTGCTTTAGCTGCTGCCTTAGCGGCCGCTGCTTTGGCTAATTCAGCCTTAATAGCAGGAGTTAGACCAGACGTATCTTTACCGCGGTTCTGCTCTGCCTGACCAAGCGCCATAGCGCCCTTTATGTCTCCTTTTAATAATCTAACGCCAATGCCAGCACCAACGCCGAAACGACGGATAAAGGTGGATAGAGCTGTCGAAGTCTTTTCAATAAGGCTAAGAGTGTTCTGTAATCCACCTTCACCACCGCCCCCAAGGGCTGCTAGGGCATCAAGTAATCCACCTCCGATAACTTCCTTAGCGTTGTTAGATGCGACTGCTAGGCGTTGAATAGCGCCCGCGTAGGTATCGGCTGCAATAGTTGCCTGTCCACCAAACAAGGTGTTAATTCGAGTTTGTACTTCTTCAAAGGACATGGCTTTAAGTTGAGCCTGAGTTAATCCGATGCCGTATTTAGCAAGTGCGCGAGTTTGTCCTACATAACCCTTGGAAAGATCGCCAGCGACGGTAACTACATCCTGACCACTAGCTGCGGATAGATCCAAAGCAGTGCGAAGCAAAGACTGAGACTTAGCAACATCGCCAGTAGTTGTTAATAAGCGCTGAAAAGCTGGGCGAAGTTGGTCATCGAGTACGCCAAATTGCTTCTCAAGATCGGCTATAAAGTTACGAATGGAAGGATCTGCAAAGGCAAGACCTAAGTTGTCTAATGATTGAGTTAATACGCGAGCGGCTTTATCGTCGGCTGCAAAGGCTTTAGCCGCATTGAATGAAGCGCGGCCTAAACGCTGAACGGTGAATAATCCTAGGTAAGATTTCTCTATAAATCAAAGACTTTTTACAAGCAACACAACAGACCAAACTTATAATTTTGATCGTTGGGTTCAGAATAACGGCGGATCATCAGGCACTTTAACCGTTACTCCACAGACTTTTACTCCTGGCGCAGCGCCAGTTGCAGGATACGAAGGATCTACTTATGTCCAATGCGTAACCGCCGCAGGCGCGGCGGTTAATACTTATGCACAATACAGCCAAAAAATTGAAGATGTTCGCACTTTTGCAGGTCAGACAGTAACCGCATCATTTTGGGCTAAGGCAACAAGTGGAACTCCTAAGGTTGCAGTCATCGTGCGCCAAAATTTTGGAACTGGTGGAAGTCCATCATCTCAGGTTGAAACACTTGCAGGTTCTCCAACGATTTCTACATCATGGGCGCGCTATACAGTAACTTTCACAGTACCGTCAATATCTGGAAAAACTCTTGGCACAGCAGGAGACTCAAGCCTGCAATTTTTGCTGTGGATTTCGGCTGGTTCAGACTTTAATGCTCGTACTGGTTCTATTGGATTACAGAATAACACTTTCCAATTCTGGGGCGTTCAGTTAGAAGGTGGAAATACTGCTTCCGCTTTTCAAACCGCTACTGGAACTAAGCAAGGTGAATTGGCTGCTTGTCAGAGACATTTTTATCAAATATCGAACGGAAATGTGTCTGCTCCTTATGGCATTGGATATGCAAAAAGTACATCTTCCGCAAATGTTTATATCCAATTTCCAGTACAAATGCGCGTAAATCCTCCTTCGGTTGCTTTTTCTACACTTGCATTTTATGAGTCAGGCGTAGCGTTTTATCCAATAGGAGCGTTCGCAGCCGATGGCGTAAGCACTCTGGGCATTAACCTTTCAGCGACCAGTATTACAGGAACATTNACAGTTGGAAAGCCTTACATATTAGCCAACAACAACTCAACAGCAGGTTATCTGGCTGTTAGCGCAGACCTTTAGGAGATAAAATGAATAAAGTAACTTTTATTAAAGTTGATGGTGTTGATGGATCATTCGTGGAGCATGCCTTAATTGACAATGGAGATGGTTCTTTTACTTCCATGACTAAGGCTCACTATGAGGAATTAGAAGCGGCTAAAGAAATTAAGGCAGATGAAGCCAAGGCTAAGTAAGGCTGCTAGCCAACTTCGTGAACAGTTCGATGACTGCTTCAGCGATCGTGACCGTACCTCGGACGGCTGGATCGGTGATAGTCGGCACTCAGCTCGTAAGTCTGACCATAATCCAGATGAGCAGGGCTGGGTACGTGCCATTGACGTTGACCGCGATCTATCCGGCAAGCCTAAGCCAGACATCATGCCCGATGTGGCGGATCAGCTTCGTCTCCTGGCAAAGTCTGATAAGCGCATCGCTTATCTCATCTTCGACGGCAAAATTGCATCAGGTAAAAGCGCTTGGCGCTGGCGAACTTATACTGGGATTAACAAGCATAACCATCATTGCCATATCTCGTTCACTACAAAAGGTGATGAAGATGGCTCGTTCTTTAATGTTCCGCTATTAGGGGGTAAATAATGCAAGAAATGATCTACGCAGGAATAGCCTTAGCAGCGATCCCAGCGATCCGCGCAGCTATTAAGTCATATCGCGCTAAGAAGGCTATCAAAGACGTAATTGTTGACGCTGTCGAAGCGGCAGTAGATGAGATCGACCATAGCAAGTGAGTCCACAGGATTACGCTGCTATTGCAGTAGCGATCGTCACGGTTCTGGGTGGTGTTACTGCGATGCTGCAGTTCTTGATCAAGCACTATTTACAGGAATTGAAGCCCAATAGCGGTTCATCTATTAAAGATCAAGTTAACCGATTAGAAGCGCGTGTCGATACTATCCTTGAACTATTAGGCAAGTCACAATAATCACATGGCTCGCAAGAAGGTTATCGACCTAGAGGCTTACTCAATGCTCGATCAGTACTGCATAGGGCTTAACGAGTACTACAAGTCATTGCGCAGGGCTGGCTTCGATGTTGAAATGTCTTTGGCTATCCTGCTTGAACCTGCAACTTATCCGGCAACTATCTTGCCGATGCCTAATTGGTTGCCACCGCTTCCCGACCGCATCCCCTATGACGATGACGATGAGGATTAAACATGTTTCGCACTGTAATCGTTTCAGACTTACAGATACCTTTTCACGATAGACAGGCCACTAAGAACCTAATCTCTTTCATAGCCAAGTGGAAGCCTGACGAAGTTGTAACTATTGGCGATGAAATTGACTTTAACACCATCTCAAAATGGAGTGAGGGGA